AACGGGCAGCTGGACAGCGGGCTTTTCCCGACCACGTCAATCGTTTGGCACCAGGGAGCCCTCTACGCCGTCATGCCGGGCCAGGGGCAGGCCGCGAGCACAACGGTGCCCGGCACGAATCCAAACGTCTGGACTCTCGTCGAGAGCGGCGTGCCGAGCGCGTTTCCCAATATCCCGGCGTGGACCAGCGGAATGGCGACGTGCGAAGGCGGAGCGGCCTTTATCGGGATCGGCCGGCACGTTCACCTGAACCCTTATACGGAGGGACGGCAGGGCCCTTACTACAACAACGGCGCGCTGACCCTGGGCGGGCTCGCGGGCGCAGGCTATCGGGGCAACGGCGCCAGCATTCGGTCCGATAGCGCGGACAATGTGCTGGTCACTGACAAGGCGATCCGAGTCTTCGGACCGGCTGGTCAAGTCGACATCGGCTCCACTGTTGGTGCGGTGGCCCGATACGACCCGGTTGCCGGTTTCGCGGTTCCGGTCGGGGCCTTCGTCCCCAGGGACGCCGGCCAGCCAATGAATTACACTCTGGGTGGAAACGACATCCAGCGAGTGACCCGGTTCACGAACAGTTCGACCTGCACCGTCAAGGTCCCGCCCAACCACGAAGTGCCCTTCGCCGTAGGAACGGAGATCATCCTGTCCGCACAGGGCTCGGCGGGGGTGGGGCTCGACATGGGTCAGGTCAATCGGGCCGGCAAGCAGGGGAGCACCATTCCGGCGGGCGGAACGGCGCATCTTTACAAGCAGGGGAGCAATACGTGGCTCCTCCGCGGTGACGTCGTTTAAGCCGGAAGTGACGTGCGGCCCGGCACCGGCCGGGCTCGTGCATGGTCACCCATTCTGGAACCGACGCGCTGAGGCGGCTCGGGCGGCATCACGCCGTCCGGGCCGCTGAGGCCTGACGCCCGAAAGCGGGAGATCGCGAGGAAAAGTGGAGGGACCCCGGACGGGGTTTGGGATGACGGCCGGATCAAGTCCGGGCGGCGATTACGTGGGTGAAGAGAGCGAGGAGAAGAGCATGTTTGAAGTGAAGGCGGATCCGCTGGAGGCGTCGTTCGAGGCGCTGGAGCGGGGGGATGAGGATATTGCGGCGCTCCGCGAGGAGATGGCGCAGCTGAAGAGCAGGATGGACGCGCAGGCGGTGGCGAGCGCCCGGCCGGCGCTGTCCGGAGCGAAGAGCGAGAGCTCGCCGTTCGTCGAGCGATACCTGCGCAAGGGTCTCGAGGCGGGAGTCGAGCTGAAGGCCCTGTCGGGAACGTCCGACGCCGCCGGCGGCTATGCGGTGCCGGAGGAGATCGACGCCGAGATCGACCGGACGCTGACGGCGATCTCGCCGCTGAGGGCGATCGCCAATGTGGTGAAGGTCGGCTCCGCGGGATACCGCAAGCTGGTAACGACGGGCGGCACGCCTTCGGGCTGGGTCGCCGAGACCGCCGACAGGCCGGAGACGGCGACGCCCGGCTTCATCGAGATTGCGCCGCCGTTCGGCGAGCTTTACGCCAATCCGGCGGCGAGCCAGGCGATGCTCGACGATGCGGCGTTCGACGTGGAACGCTGGCTCGCGCAGGAGATCGCGACCGAGTTCGCGCGTGCGGAAGGCGCGGCCTTCGTCGCCGGGTCCGGCGTCAACCGGCCGAAGGGGTTCCTTGCGGCGCCGAATTCGTCGCAGGCTGACGGGGTGCGGCCGTTCGGGACTCTTCAGTTCCTGACGAGCGGCGCGGCGGGCGGCTTCGCTGCATCGAACCCGCAGGACAAGCTGATCGACCTCGTCCAGGCGCTTCGTCCGCCCTACCGGCAGGGCGCGGTGTTCGTGATGAACTCGGCGACCGCGGCTCGGATCCGGAAGTTCAAGACCGCCGACGGCGCGTTCCTGTGGCAGCCGGGGCTGGTGGCGGGGCAGCCCGACACGCTGCTCGGCTACCCGGTGGTCGAGGCCGAGGACATGCCTGACGTGGCGGCGGACAGCCTGTCGATCGCGTTCGGCAACTTCAAGGCGGGCTACCTCATCGCAGAGCGGGCGGAGACGCAGATCCTGCGCGACCCCTTCACCCACAAGCCGTTCGTGCATTTCTACGCGACGAAGCGGGTGGGCGGCCAGGTGTCGAACTCCGAAGCGATCAAGCTGCTGAAGTTCAGCGCTTGAGGCCGTCCTCTCCCCGGCTTGGGAGAGGCCTTTCCTGTGCGCCGTCCGGGTCCCCCTTTCCCGGGCGGCGCAACCCTTTTCGAGACGAGAGGAGGCCCTGATGGCCGATCAGTTTTCCGGCACGCTCGACAGCGTGTCGAGCCCGGCTCGGCGGGCGGTGGCGGTGGCGCCGCACGACGTCAACCCGCTCGCCGATATTCCGAAGGCGTTGTTCGTCGGCACCGGCGGCACGCTGGTCGCGCGCGGCGCCGGCGGCGGGGCGGACGTGACGTTCAAGAACGTTCAGAGCGGCTCGATCCTGCCGCTGCGCGCCGAGTATGTCCGCGCGACGGGCACGAGCGCGGCCGATATCGTGGCGCTTTACTGATGCTCGGAATCGGCTTTTCGAGCCTTGCCGCGGTGCTGGCGCGGGGCGGGCAGGGGGCGGCAGCGCCTCCGCCGCCGCCGCCGCCGCCTCCGCCGCCGCCGCCGCCACCGCCACCGCCGCCTCCGCCGCCGCCGCCTTCCGAGGTGGCTGGCACGAGCCGGACGAGCTTCGCGTCAGTGGGGCTCGTGCCGGCGCTCCATTACCACCCGCATACCGAGGCGGCGACGCTGTCGGGAGCGCGGATCACCGGAGTGGCTGCGAACGCGACGAGCCCCGCGCTCACCGCGTCCGCGACCGGGCCCCTCGAGGAGACCGACCTTCGCGGAGTGAAGCGCTGGCGCTTCGAGGCGACGAGCCAGTTTCTCGACGTTCCGAACAGCTTCACGATCGAGATCCGCGACTACACCCTGTTCATCGTCGGCCGGCAGCATCGGACATTCTCCGGCACGTCGGGGATCTTCCGAGTGCTCTACCAGGCGGACGGGACGACGACGACTTCGACCACGTCGGGCTACACGATCATTTCCACGGCCGGGGACAGCGCGCCCTTCCCGTTCAACGGCACGACCAATTCCAGCGGAAGCACGGCGAACAAGGAGAAGCTGCCGATCGGGACTCAGCTCGCCTGCTTCGGTCTGGTCTCAAGACCCAACGTTCAAGATGCAGCGAACAGCCTTACCACGGGCGGGAGCGTGTTCTTCAACAATGGCGAGGCGAGCTCGACCCTCAACCGGAACAGCCAGACGCTGACCGGCACGAGGGGCGCGCGCATCGGCGCGGGCTTCCTCGACATATACGAGATCGCCGTCTTCAAGGGCACGCTTTCGAATGCTCAGGCGCAGGCGGTTTCGGACGCGATGATGGCGAACTGGAACGGCAGCGCGACCGGCACCGACCGGCTCATTCAGCCGCCGACGAGGAACCTGGTGATCGAGGGCGACAGCATCACTCAGGGTCTCGGCGAGATCAGCTCGGGCGACGGCCTGGCCTCGGAAGTGACTGAGCCGGGGCTGGGGCTCGTGCCGCCGAGCGTGCGCGTCTTCGGCATGGGAATATCGGGGCACAAGGTTGCGGACTGCATCCGCCGCCGCGACGCCGCGGCCGGCTGGGCGGTTACCAGGATCGGCGCAAACGCGGCCGACAACGTGGTGGCGCTCCAGATCGGCCGCAACGACACCGAGGCTTATATGCTGGCGGGGGACACGGCGGCGGTGGCGGGCCAGAAGGCGTATGACGACATCAAGGGCTACTGGAACGCGGCTTCGACGGGCGTCGTGGCGCGTGGGTGGAAGCCCGTGCAGATGGCGAACATCCATTGCGATGCCGCCGCGACCAGCATCCACCTCTACGGCCTCATCAAGGCGAACTTCGCCGCGGACGTTGCCGGCGGCAGCGTGATCGACCTCCAGGCGATCCAGCACAACGGGGTCCTCCCGTTCGCCGGCGCCAACAAGGCGACCTACTACCAGAATGGCGGCGTCGACACGACGCACCCGAACGAACTCGGCACCAGCGTGATGGCGACGGGCGGTTCGACGCCGCAGCACGGCTACTGCTCGATCTTCTGAGCGGCGCACAGCCAGGAGCGACAAAAATGACGATCAAGGAACGGTCCGCCGCGCGCGGGCCGCAACGGGGAGGCGCGCGATGATCACGGCGGATCCGATTGCGGCGGGGGCGGCGGCACTCAATGAAGCGAAGGCCTATCTCAGAATCGGCTTTTCCGAGGAGGACGCGCTGCTTGATCGGCTGCTCGCCAGCTCCCTTGAGCTTTGCGAGCGTTTCACCGGGCAGGTGGTGCTGGTGCGGAGCTTTGAGGAGACGCTCCCGGCGAGCAGCGCCTGGACTCGGCTTTCGAGGCTGCCGGTGCGTGCGATCTCGGCCGTCGAAGCAGTGGTGAACGGCGCTGCAGCGGCGCTGGGCACCAGCGACTATGCGATCGACATCGACGCGGGCGGGCACGGCTGGGTGCGTGTCCTCGCGCCGCAGACGGCGAAGACGATCCGCGTGACCTATTCAGCCGGACTCGGGGAGGGGTGGGAGACGGTGCCCGAGCCGCTTCGGCAGGGGATCATCCGGCTTGCGAGCCACCTCTACACCCATCGTTCGGGCGGCGAGGATGCGGCGCCGCCGGCGGCGGTGAGCGCGCTGTGGCGGCCGTACCGGCGCATGCGGCTGGGCTGAGGAGGGGCGGATGTTCGAACGGGCGATGGAGCGCGCGCGCCGCGCTGCTGAGGCGCGCGCGAAAGCACGGGCTGCGGCATTGGCCGAGCAGATGCGGGAGGAGGCGCCGCGCGGGATTGAAGTGTTTGTGGACAACGCCGGCGTGCGGCTCTCGGGTCGGGGGTTGGGGCGGCGGTTCGCGCTCGATCCGGCGCTTCGCTGGCTCGCGGCGAGGCTGATCTGATGGGCGCGGGAGAGACGCTTCGCGGCGCGGCGCTTGCTGCCCTGGCGGACGTCGCCGGCCTCAGCGGCGCATTCGCCGAGGGGCCGGTGCAGGCCGCCTTTCCATACGCGACGGCGGACGCCGGGCTCGAGAGCGACTGGAGCCACAAAAGCGGCTCGGGGCGCGAAGTGCGGCTCGCGGTCACCGTGCGCGACGAAGGGGAAAGGCCGGGGCGCCTCAGCGCGCTGGTCGCGGCAGCCGAGGAGGCGATGGAGGCGATGCCGTCGGACCTCGAAGGGTGGCGCCTGGTGACTTTCCGGTTCGTGCGGAGACGGACGGTGCGGGAGGCGAAGGGCCGCTGGAGCGCGGTCATCGAATATCGGGCGCGGCTGCTCGCGACCGAACAGACATCTTGATCATGGGAGAAGGTGCATGGGTGCTGAGAAGGGAAGCGCGTTCCTGCTGAAGATCGGCAACGGCGCGAGCCCTGCGGTCTTTGCGACGGTGGCGGGGCTGAGGACGACGCAGATGTCGGTGAACGGCGAGGCTGTGAACGTGACCACCAAGGATTCCGGCGGCTGGCGGGAGCTCCTGTCGGGGGCGGGCGTGCGGTCTGTCTCGGTCTCGGGGAGCGGCATCTTCACCGGCTCCGCCGCTGAAGGGCGCCTGAAGTCCAACGCCCTCGCCGGAGCAATCGAAGATTACGAGCTGAGCTTCGAAAGTGGGGAGCGGATGCGCGGCCGCTTCCTTGTGACTCGGCTCGATTATTCGGGCGATTACAATGGCGAGCGGAACTACACGATGAGCCTCGAAAGCTCGGGGCCGGTGGTGTCGCTGTGAACCCGGCGCGCGGAGAAGCTGCCCTTCTGGTGGGCGGGGAGCGGATCACGCTGCGCCCGTCGTTCGAGGCCCTGGTCGCGGCCGAGGAGGAATTGGGGCCGCTGTTCGCGCTCGTCGAACGGGCGGCCGCCGGCGGGCTCAAGGTTTCCGAGATTGCGGGGCTTTTCTGGCACTGTTCGGTCGCGTCCGGGGCAGGCGTGACGCGGGAGAAGATCGGCACGGCGATCGCGGAAGCGGGGCTGGCGGGGATCACGCCGGTGCTGAAGGTGCTGCTGACGCAGATATTGCAGGGCCGTGGAGCGGTTTAGCGACGCTGCCGCAAGGCTCGCGGGCGTTGCCGGAGCCCTGCTCGGGTGGCGGCCGGAGGAATTCTGGCGCTCGACCCCGGCCGAGCTGGGCGCGGTGCTCGCCGCGATGGCAGGCGATGTCCCTGCCGCGGCCTCGTGCGAGGATTTCGAGCGGCTGATGGAGATGTATCCCGATGGATGAAGAGATCGAGCGCCTGCTCGTCAGCGTGCGGGCGGACACGGCGGGTTTCGCTCGCGACGTATCGACGATGCGCGCCGAGCTCGAGGGGCCGTTCGCGGCCGGGCTCGAGCGGGCGGGGCGGGCGCTGGAAGGCGCGCTGACGAGGGCGATCACGACCGGGAAGTTCGGCTTCGAGGACCTGAAGCGCGTGGCGCTCGCGGCGATGGCCGAGATTGCGGCGGCTGCGGTGAGAGGCGCGATCGGAGGCCAGGGCGGTGGCAGCGGCGGGACGCAGGCGCTCGCGGGCTCCGTTGCCCAAATCGCGGCCGCTTTGCTGGGCGCTCCCGGGCGGGCGACCGGAGGGCCGGTGTCGCCGGGGCGCGCCTACAGGGTCGGCGAGCGGGGGCCGGAATTGTTCGTTCCGACTTCGAGCGGCCGGATCGAGGCAGGCGGCGGGGCGGGCGGCAGGGACGTTCGCGTGAGCATCGTCATCAATCCGCAGGGCGGCACGGAGCCGCAGGCGCTCGGGCGGTCGGCGCGGCAGGTCGCGCGGGCCGTCAAGTCGGCGCTGATGCGGATCGAGGACTGAGCCGTGGGCCATTGGCTGGCGCCGAGCGGAAGCGCGAAGGTGAAGGGGCATGTGAAGCGGTTCGACGCGCGCTTCTGGACGGTCGATTTCCCTCGGCCGATGATGGCGAGCGTCGTCACGACCGGGCCTCATTCGCTGCGGGTCGATGCGGTATTCTACAAGGGGAACGACCTTGCGGGGCTGATCTGGGAAGCGGAGGACCGGCACGACCATCCTCTTCTGGCTTACGGGACGAGCAGGGACTTTCGCGGGTGCAGTCTCGGCTTCCGTTGGAAAAGCTCCGGCCTCAAGGGCCTCGATGCAGTCGACGGGCCTACGCTGACGATCGAAGGCCGCGACCCGAACGGGAGCGCGCGCAGCTGGTATGTGCGGCTTTGGAATTATGCCGAAGGGAATCCGGAGGACGCGAGCGTCAGCATCGATTTCGCCGACCTGGTGGGGGGCTTCCTGCTGCCGGGCGAAGCCGACCCGGTGTGGGCTGGAGACATCGACCGGATGTTCATCTCGCTCGTCGCGCCCGGTTACAACCGCCAGGACGCTCCGCTCGCGGCTGCTGCCGAAGCCTTCGTCGAGATCAGCGAGCTACGATGCGACGGGCCCGGCTCTGTTCTGTGGGTCGGGGAGGCGATCGTGCCGGAGCATGGCATGCGGATCGCGAGCGGATATGACGACAGCTATCACCTGACTCCGGAGCGGCTGCTGCGGAACGCGCTGCTGCTCGGCTATCGCAAGGTCATCAACCACTATGTCGGGATGAGCCATTATTTCAGGCTCGGAAGCGGCT